CTCCCCAACCCTCTCCCTAAAGGGAGAGGGAGTAAGACCCAAACCTTCTCCCTAAAGGGAGAGGGAGTAAGACCCAAACCTTCTCCCTAAAGGGAGAGGGAGGGAAGACAAGACAAGATAAGATAAGGAGAAGAGATGACTGTATATAATAGTTTACTGGATCGGGCGGATGCGGCGGGTTTGATTCCGGTTGAGTATTCGAACGAGATTATGAATTCGGTGGCGAGTGAGACGAGTTTTGTGATGAAGTTGGCGCGTCGATTGCGGGATATGAGTGTGTATCAGAAGACGATGCCGGTGATCAGCGCACTGCCTACGGCTTACTTTGTTACTGGCACGAGCGGTTCGGCTGCGTTGAAGCAGACGACTGAGGTGAATTGGAGTAATGTAACCTTGCAGGCGGAAGAGATTGCGGCGATTGTGCCGATTCCGGAGCAGGTGTTGGATGATGCCAATATTGACATCTGGGCGCAGGTGAAGCCTTTGATTGCTACGGCGATCGGGACGGCGATTGATAATGCCGTGCTGTGGGGAACGAATAAGCCCACCAGTTGGCCGACTGCGATTGTGACGGCGGCGACTTCGGCAAGCCAGAATCTGGCACAAACAGCGGACGGGGATGTGTACGATCATATTCTGGGTGCGACGGGGATCATTGCCAAGGTGGAGGCGTCTGGTTACCAGGTAACAGGACATCTGGCGCATGTGAGTATGCGGGGTAAGTTACGCGGTTTGCGTGAGACGATCAGCGGATCTGCGACCGGTATGCCGATTTTCCAGACTTCGATGCAAGCGGCTGGGAATTATGTATTGGATGGCGATCAGATTTATTTCATGACGAATGGGGCAGGGAATGCAAGTTATCTGATGGTCAGTGGTCAGTGGGATCAGTTGGTGTATTCGATGCGGCAGGATATTACGTTCAAGATTCTTGACCAGGCTGTGATCCAAGACAGTGCGGGTGCGATTGTGTATAACCTGGCACAGCAGGACATGGTTGCTTTGCGAGTGGTGATCCGCTGCGGTTTCCAGGTGCCGAATCCGGTGAATTGGGTGAAGAATAGCGGTATGTATCCGTTTGCGGTGTATACGGCTGCTTAGGGATTGGTTTTACCCTCACCTTGATTTTACCCTCACCCCCAACCCCTCTCCCTAAAAGGGAGAGGGGAGGAAGAGGGAGAGGAAGAGGGAAGAGGAGGAGGAGAAGTGACGGCAACGGCGGCGATGTTAGCACGGTTAAGGCGGATGGTGGATGAACCGACAACGACGACTTATAGTGATGTTGTTTTGTCGGCGTATATTGAGGAGTATCCTCTGATCGATGAGCGGGGGTTGACCCCGTATTATTTCCGGGTGATTGGTTCGGGAAGTGCGGCGGCACCGGATAAGGTGGCAACGACGGGATGGCTGCCGACGTATGATTTGAATGGTGCGGCGGCGGATATTTGGGACGAGAAGGCGGCGGCTGTGGCGGAGGATTTCTCGTTTGATGCGGATGGGGGGAAGTTTAGCCGGAATGAGGTGTTTGAGCAGTATCAGGCGAAGGCGAGAGCACATCGAAGCCGAAAGGTGCCGACGTCGATGCCGTTGAAGAGCTGGGAAGAGTCGACGAAGGATCCGACAGCACAGGAGTGGATCGGGAATTTGGCGGAGGAGTTGTGAACCCTTTTTCGACAGATGAACTGCTGCGGATGCAGGATGTGCAAACGGAGAGTATGCCGGATATATGCGACTTATTCACGGCGGGATCTTCGGTGGGATCAATGGGAGAGCCTATCCTGACGCATCTTATCCTGTCTGGTTCGTGCCAGTGCGGTCTGGATCAAAGTTCGAGTGAAGAGGTTACGCTGGAGAACATGGACGTGATTAAGACGTCGGGTGTTATCCGGCTGCCATTTGGGACGGAGATCCGAGAGTATGACAAGATCGTGGTTACGAAGCGGTTTGGACTGGAACCGGACGGCGGATCGGCAAACCACCAGTATATGGTGACGGGAATGCCACGCCAATCGGTATCGGGATTGGTGGCGGATGTGATGAAGTATAAGCCGGGGCAGTATGGATATTGAGATTGAAGGGTTTGACAAGTTGATGAGCCAGTTGAACCATCTGGAAAGTAATCTGTCTTATGCCCTGGGAATGGCGGCTTTGGCGGCGGCGAAGACGTTGGAAGCGGAGACGAAGATCACGATCACCAAGAGCAAGCCGAGCGGGAGAAGCTATAAACGGGGAAAGTCGAGGGTGCATATTGCCAGCGCAGCAGGTCAACCACCAGCGGTCGATTTTGGACACTTGAGAAATTCGATTACCAGCCAATTGCTGACTACGAGTAAGACGAGCGCAGAGGCTGAAATGGCGGTTGGGGCTGAGTATGGGCTGGCGCTGGAGAAGGGTACATCGAGGATGCAGCCCAGGCCGTTTGTGGCACCATCCATCCAGGCGGCGAAGATGAAGATGGCTAAGAATGCGAGTATGAAGCTGAAGGAGTATATGGGTAATCTATGATCTTAAAAGGTATGGTGGATAAGTTAAAGACGGATATAACGTCTCTGAGTTACCGGGTATATACGGGTAATTTGCCGATTGCGGAATTCATGGTTTTACCGGCGATTGTGGTTAATCAGGTGACTCCTTCGGTGACGTTGACTGGAGACCGGTTGCACGGCGTTACGAGAAGCCAGGTGTTGCAGACGCGCTGCCAGGTGGATTTGTATGGGAGGGATATGGGTGTCTTGAATGCGATTGCGGGGTCGGCGGCTAATTCGCTGGACGGTTATCAAGGGACGCTGGATGGGACGAAGGTTTTGGGGTGTTTGATGGTGAGTGATATGAATCTGTCCAGATTGGAGAATGATTTGTACCGGCTGTCGCAGGATTATGAGGTGGTCAGCGTATGTTGATCACTGAACCAGTCCAGGCGCTCGAATATATAGTTCACGAGAAGTTTTGGTTGGGGAGTATGAAGCGGTATGCGGATGTTGGGGATGTACTCAGAATGGATTGTCTTACAGCCGATATTCTGGTCAAATATAGCGTTGTGATGGCTGTAGCGGGCTTGAAAACGCATGAATACTGGGTGAACCATTACCGGTGTATTGTGGCTAAACCGGAGATTAAGAAGAGTAATGAATTGGTTGAGGCGCTGAAAAATGCGCGCAGGAAAATTAAGTTAGTGGATGTACTGCAAGGCAGCTCACTGCAAGGCAGTGCACTAAAAGAAGGAGAATAGAGATGGGACAGACTTCGGATTATACGAATGCGATTAATGCGTACGTTGGATTTCAGACGGGTACTTCGGCGGCAAGTTTCACGAATGTATCGGGTTTTTCGAATAATGTGACTGTGAGCGGTGGCGATCGGGACAGTGGTGAGGAATATACGCACGATGGCGGGGCGATTATCCTGACGGGGGCACGTAAGCCGGTGGAGGTTACGGTGCGGGCGGTGTTTACGAATTCGGTCAGTGATCCGTATAGTGTGTTATGGAACTGTTATGCGGGTGGAAGTCTGGTGAATTTGCAGTGGGCACCTTCTGGGTCGGCTTCTGGGAATTTGCTGTTTAAGACGGTGGGCGGGAAGTTGTTGAAGATGCCGATTGTGTCTGCACCGGCGACGGATGCGAAGCCGAATATGTTTGAGTTTTCGGTGAGTGCTAATCAGATAGATAAGAGCACGATATAGTATGCCGAAACGTGAAGAGATTGCCACGATAGACGCTAGCGAAGTCCAGGGCGAAGGCACATTCGTCAAATTGAAACGGATGACGTGGGGACAGCGGAGAGATATGATTGACCAGGTGAAGAAATTGGATGGGGAAGAATATACCGATTTTGTCAGCAAATGGTTGATCGAAAACATTGTTGAATGGAATCTGGTGGATGTGGACGGAGCGATTTTGCCTAAGCCTGAGAAGGTTGAGGATTTTTTCAAGCTATATGATGAGGAAGTTAATTTCCTGATCGGTTTATATGGCAAGTCTATGAGTGGTCATCTTCTGGACGATAAAAAAAACTGATGCGAGAGGTGTACGCCAGCTTGTATGCGGGCGATACACCTCCAGCCATTATCACGGATTTTATTTTATGCAGTGAGATATACCACTGTACGCCAAAAGAGCTTGATGAGCAGGATGCAGAGCGGATCCTTGACCATATTATGGTGTTTAATGCGAGGGAAGAGGTGCGTAAAATGGACATAGAGGGAAGCCAGAATGATCGATCTAGAACAGTTCCGAATACTTATTAGAACAGAGATCCAGACCTCGAAGGATTTGGACAGCTTGAAGGGGAAGCTGCAGGAAACGAAGAAGGAGACGAGTTATACTGCTTCGGCGTTTAAGGATATGGGTGGTTCTTTGGCGGCGTCGTTGGGTGGGGCGGCGTTGGCTGCGGCGGCGTTTAGCGCGGCTTCACAGTTTGTGGGGGACAGCGTTAAGGAGGCGAGCGATGCGGCGGAGCAGGCGAGTAAGTTTAATGTGGTGTTTGGGGATAGTGCGGGGAAAGCATCAGAGGAAATTTCAAAGTTTGCGGATAACGCAGGACGATCAAAGTATGAGTTAACGGCGATGGCGTCGAGTGTGCAGGATACGTTTGTGCCATTGGGTTTTGCACGGGAGAAGGCGGCAGGGTTGTCTATTGAGTTGGTGAAGCTGGCGACGGATGTGGCGAGTTTTAATAATTCGAGTGATACGGAGGTGATGCAGAATTTCCAGAGTGCATTGGTGGGGCAGGGGGGAGCGGTGCGGAAGTACGGCATTATTATCACTGAGACGACACTTGGGCAAGAGTTGATGAATATGGGGATAGCAGGCGGAGCGAAGGCTGCCAGTGAACAGGAGAAGGTACAAGCCAGGCTAAATTTGCTTTATAAGGGGACGACGGATGCACAGGGGGATGCTGCGAGAACGGCGGGAAGCCTGGCGAATATGCAGAAGGCGGCGGCAGCATCCACGAAGGATTTGCAGGTGGCGGTTGGGAATCTTCTCACACCGGCGATGAAGGATTTGGTCAAGATACAGGATGAATCGTCAAAATCATTGGCGGATTATGTTGAACAGCTTGATAACTTTGTGAATGTGAATGCTAAAGCTGAAGATAAAATCGGCACTTTGATAAGCAGTTTCAAAACAGGAAAGATCACATTTGAACAGTACAGGGACGGATTAGATCAAGCTACAAAGGGCACGTCTTACATGATCGATGCTCAAGATAATCTTGTTAAGAGAACTGAAGGAATGGGAGAAGTTTATACGGTCGTCCAGCGGCATGTGCTAGAGTATGAATCGAGTCTATACAGTTTAGCAAAAGCAGAGGATGCAACAGTAACAAGTGCTGAAGATGCAAAGCTAGCGCAAGATGCACTTAAGCAGGCGATTCAAGATACCAAAGCAGGGTTTGGTTATCTGAGCGATATGATAGCGGGTGAGGTAACGAAGTCGTTTGATGATTATTTGGCAAAGCAGAATGAAACAAAAGATAAGATTAAAGAGATAAACGACCAGATAAAGGAACTTAATAAAACACCCTGGTCGGATCCTTCTGGGGAAAAACATTATGATTTAGCGAAGTCATACACAGAAGAAAAGCTTAAACTAGGTGAATTGACCAAAGAGTACGAAAAAAACACGCAAGCTATGCTTCTCAACATGGCTCAAAAATACTTATCAGCACAAGTTGATTCGGGTTCTCTTTCTAGTTTAGATGCTATGAAAGCGGTGAATAGGATGGCGGAAATGTGGGGAATGATTGATAAGCCAACAGCATTGCTCAACGACGCTATGGCTGATTTAGTGAGTCAATATGCTACAGGGGCGCTCACTCTTGACCAATTCTCAACCAAAGCGCAAGCGTTAAACGATGCAGCGGTAGGCGCAGCCAGCAGCGCAAAAAGCTCTACGGAGTTTGCCGACAAATACGGCGAATCTGTGTCTAAGATACCTGGACTGGTTACGACACAAATCAAGATTGAGACGCCATCGGCTGATTTTGTGAAAGGGATGTTGGACGGGTTGCCTGCGGAGAAGACGATCAAGATCAATATTGAGACGCCATCGAATACGCTGGACGCTTTTAGGAAGATGGATGAGAGTTTTGGGACGAAGGATGCGGAAAAGAGTATAAAAATCACGGCGGATGCGGCATCGGCGAAGCTGGAAATTAAGTCGGTGCAGGATATTTTGGATGGTTACCCGGAGAAGAAGAGCACGGATATTGTGACTACGGGGACGCAAGAGGCGAATAGCGATGCGAATTCAGTCAAGTTAAGCTTTATGGGTATTCCAGAAAGTAAGGAAATAAGGATAAACACTTCGGGTAAACAGCAGGTTTTATATGATTTCTGGGAGATTAATAAAAATATTGATGCTCTCAGGAATAAGGATTACTATGTGACAGTGCATGTGCGGCGTGAGGATTACGAGTCACAGGATTCGATTAACCCGACGATTAATGCGAGTTCAGGCACAACCGCCAATAGTACTCCGCAGGTGGCTAATTATAATTTTTATCAGCCGGTAACATTTTCATCCGATTCAACGTTGGCTAATGATTTACAGGCAAGGCGGTTTTAATGACAGCACTTATCACGATTAAAACATTCAACGGTCATGCGATCAATGATGGCGCAAGCTACGAAGCGAAGGACATCAATGGTGCGTTTACGACGCTGAATAGCGCAAAACCTACCTGGATACCCCAGGATAAAAGCGATCAAATTTACAGTGGGACGTATACGGTTGATACACGAACATTGGTAATTGCGGTAAAGATAATTGGGAGTGATAAGAATGCGCTTGCGGCGACATTGCGGGTGTGGCTGAAGCGGGGAAGCTATGGCAACCTGGTGGTTACGTTTTCGGACGATAGTACGGA